GCTTTGCTTTGATCATTCGTTTCTTGAATATAACTCTAGAGTCATACATCTTTCTCATCATCTCTGGTAAGAAACCATACACATCTTTTCTATACTGTGCACCATTTGCACATGTAGCATATTGTTTATCAAGAATTACATCTTGATTTAAAATCCCTTCAACGCTCGCACTGGGATGTCTAGTTTCCCTGAGTGTCTCTGGGGAGATATTGTACTGCATAATAAGATGAGGATACAGACTATTGAGATCAAAACTGACAACCCAATCATAGAATCCTGGTTTCGGTTCCTTAACATATGCTCCTGCGTATTTTGTGTCTTTAGTTGATTCTTTCTTTGGTGGTATTGCAATCTTACGTTTGTTTAACTCATTGTAAATATAGTTGTCCCACATACGAACTTGACTAAACACATCTTCATAATTTACTTTAGCATCATATGCCATAGTATATGCAAGATCAATCAACTTCATCTTGTCATCTAGTTTGTCAACTAATCTAACGTCATGAATGTTATAATCAATAAATTTTTTCCAATCATTTTCATAGAACTCTTTGAATGTATCATACTCAGAGTGATCTAGTTTCCTCTCTCCAAGTTCAACCATACAAATATGATCAAGGCGGTATGATTCTTGATTAGTGTAAGTAAACTTCTTGTATAGTTCTAGATAATCTAATGTAGATATGCCAAGTGTATCAACAGCAAATTGTTTACGACCTTTAATAAAAATCTCACGTTGAGATACTAATCTCCATGGTGATAATAATTTTACAAACTTATCACCTAGTATACGTTCCACACGATTACAAATGTATGGCATATCAAACAATTGTACGTTCCATCCTGTTACAACATCAGGATAATTTGCTTGCCAATAATCCAAGAAAGCATGCATCATGCTCTCTTCAGACCTAAAGTGCATATAGTCAACCATGCGATCATCTGTCTCATATGGTCTTGCACCAAAAACAGTGATTCTACCAGTGAAGCTATCTTTAATTGAAATAGCAAGTATCTCCTGATCAGCAGATTCTATATCAGGAAATCCATTCTCTGCAGCAGTTTCAATATCAATATTAAATATACGAATCTTACTACCATCAAATTTAATTTGATCTTCTGGATGTTGTTCTGCAATATATTGATATAAAAATCTAGTGTTCCCATGTATATCAAAATCGGGAACTTCTTTATATCCTTTTACAAACTCTCTTGCCTCAGTTATAGAACCAAATCTATGTGGTTGTACATGTTGTCCTTCTAATGTTTTCCATTTTGAATGTTGTTTAGTAGGCAAAAACAGCGTAGGGTTGAATGGAACCCTATCGCTGTATCTCTCACCATTATTATATCCTCTCACTAGGAGACGATTACCCGCTTGTTCAACATTAGTGTAAAACTTCATTCCATACTTTTAATATATTGAGCAAGTAAAGACTTACTCGGATTCACAAGTGTTGTAATGTCAGATGATCTAACTGCGATCTCTCTATCATCACAATATGGAGGCCATTGTTCCAGACTCCCATCTGATTGTATCACAAAAGGTTCTTTCATCAAACAATCAGGATCACCTGGTAACAATGATTCACTCTCTAGTTCTTCAACTTGAGAGATAATCCAATCATTACTTAGTCGCAGTAGATTCGCTGTTATCTCCATCTGTTTTCTCCTCCCAGAAAATTTGTTCATCGGTTAGTCCTACCTCTTTCAATCTAGCAGCATAGTTATCAACAATATTATTGTCAGGATAAACAACACTTATGATATGCTCACCACTAATTCTATGATCCTCTATTGGAGAGAAAGGACACCATCTACCATAATTTATAGGTACAGTTCCATCTTCATTTTGTTCACCAATTGTTAGTAGATATGGATAGACCATTCTATATCCTACTACTTTCTTCTCATCGCTGTCATCTTTTATATCTCCAAACATACAGAGAACACGTTCTGCAGTTGTAAGAGTAACAATTCTACAATTGTGATTTGTTTTTAATGGTGGTTGTTCCACTATATTAGATTGTGTCATAATACCTCTGGTTGAATAGTTTCAGATTTTTCAGATTCATTTTTTTCTTGTATTTTGCGTTCATACGCATCTTGTAAACCAGGTTCTGGATTACTAATGGTCATTACCATATCATATGGAATTTTATATTGCCAGTCAGATGAATATGGATTCCATTTAGAAAATCTAACTTGGTATTCCATACCTTGCTGCTCTGTCAAATACTGTGGTGTTGCTCCATCCATACTTAAAATGTATGGATCTTCCATAAGAAGACAAACACCTCTCTTTTTATCATCTTTTCCTTCAAAAATTTCTTTGAGTTCAGCGATGACACGATCACCAGTTTTAAGTGTGACTACAGATATTGCCATAATTGTGCTAGGTTATTTCTATTATAACATAAAAAAGAAGGGAGTCAAGTGACTCCCTTTTTAAATTTTTGATTATTGTTTCTTTTGAATGGTTGACTAGGTAATTTTCTATGTCGTTTCAAATGAGATTTAACTTCTTTCAAAAATTTAAGATGTTTTTTCACATCCATACTTTCTTCTTTTGTTTTTCTGGTAACTCTTTTACCAATATCACAGTAAGTAATCCATTAATAAAATCTACTTTTTCAATTTCTACATCGTCTCCTAGTTGCCAGTTGCGTGAGAATGCTTTATTAGATATACCTTTATGTGAATAGGTTTTATCATCATTTGCTTTCTTAGCAGCAACAGTTAGACAGTTACGTTCTGTTGTTACAGAAATGTCTTCCTTTGAAAATCCTGCAAGAGCCACCTCCAATATGGTTCTAGAATCAGATCCATGATAGATGTTGTAAGGAGGATAGTTTGTTCCTGATCCCGCAAAAGTCTCAAGTCTGCTGAGTGTTTCATCTAGTCCGAGTGTGAAAGGAGCAAAGTTCTCCCATGTGTAATTTACCATTGTGTCCTCCGTAAAGCGACGTTAAGTTTATGTGACCCCTTCGGCATCACACTACTATTTTATAATGAATTTCTTAGATTGTGAGTACGGTTTCTGCTACCTGTACTAAAATATTTATAGAATTACCAAGAACCTATAGTGTTAACCCAATCACATTTTAGTAATGACTCTACCTTTGTACAAATGTAATCATCATTACCTACACCTTTACCACCTTGTTGAACATTGAATAAAGAATTACCAGATGATAAATTTTCATTAAAGTCTTCTTTAGAAAACCATACTATTCGTAGATCTTCTTCATCTTGATTGACTCCAACAAATACTAATCTCTCCCAATCTTTACCAGATGAAACATGGTTGATAATAAATTTATCATCTATCACACCACCCTTAGATCTGTTTCTGGTTGCAAGAGAAAATTTAATCTCTGTTAAAAAATCATCAACGACTCTATCATGTCCTGCTGTTGATGTCTTTGCTCTCTTTACTTCGTGTCCTAAGTGTTCAAGATACTTAGTTGTGAACCTCTCACCAAACTCTCCTTTCTGTTTAGGTGACATATAAACGTAACCTTCAAAAGGTGTTGACTTCCAAGGGTCTTCTAGATTCTGCTCAATGTAATTCTGTAATGAACCATCGGCAAACATTTCATTAAACATGATGTTTTAGCGACTTACTACTTTAGTATAACAAGTCACCTAAAAGTTGTCAACTACTCTTCTATTTCAAAGAACCATTTGATGTGTTTTATGTAGTCAAACGTACAACCTATATCTTTATCACAATTTATGTCATACTTACGATCACATAAAAAATTTCTTAACTCTTCTATAGAGTTAAACTTACCTTGATGTCTCTCTTGTTCGTCATAAAGATGATACTTCATTAGTCAGATTCTTGTTTCTTTCTTCCAATATTATACTTGGATTCAAGTCGCCATTCATTCTTTTCTTTAAAACTTAACACTTTGATTTGATTCAAAGGTGCGAGATCTGCTATCTTCTCTTTACTTTCTTCTACTATTGATACTAATCCCCAGTCTAATAACAACTGTACTATTCTATTTCTTCTCTGTAGATCGTTTATAGAAAGATTTGTATTCTTTCCATCTAATGCAAATAATTCTTTAAAGTGTACTATGTAATACTTACCCTGTTTGTGTAGAATGTGACAGGATTGATAAATTTTTCTCTCTTTACGTGAAGCTACACCTATCCTTGTTAATGTTTCTCTCACCTTTAGAAAGTCATCTGGTTCACCTAGAGTTACCTCTACCATATCAGATTGCTTCCATTTTATATCAGTTTCACCGTTCATGTTGACCACCCTTACTCAAAGATTTTTTAATATAATCTAGTTGATCCTTGGTGAGAATTCTGAGTGCCTGTAGAGATTTATCGTCATTATAACCATAATACTCTTTAACTATATCAAGATAATCAATAGAATCTTTTCTAGTCCAAGGAGAAAATCTTTTCCTTGGTTTCACACTATTTAGTAAAAAATCATACTGTAACTTGCTAGGTAGGTGAGGATTTTTATTCATCTCGTTAGCAAACAACACAGTATCAGTAAAAGAACTAAGACATCTATTGATTACAAATGCGGGATATTTCTTCTCCGCATTAATATCATCAACTAATATATTTTTCTTGGATTGGTTGATTGAGTATAGATAGTCTTTCAGTTGGTACATTGTCGTTCCAGTGTCTTATGTTTCCTGCAATAATAAAACAGTTAGTAATTACTAACTGTATAAAAATAAAGGATCTGATAATGCATATTATATCATCATATCTTTTAGTTGTCTCGTCGTTAAATGATCCTAAAGCATACTTCCATATCTTCCAGAACTTAGTCATCATGGTCATCCCATGGGTCTGTTAAGTTTTGATTAGCAAAGAATCCCTTATACACACCAAATCCTGCTAGTAATATTGTAATCACTGCTATAGAAATAGGTAGTGTAATGTTAGGATTAAATGTAAAATGATGTATGAGTGTATCATTACATCTTGCGATCTTTTCTGGATCATTCCAAGTACCAGGTAAAGTATACACTGGTGGACATGCACTAAACAAAAAATCTTTTGCTAGTTGTAATTCAAAAACTGAAGTCATAATTTATGATAACCAATTTGGTTTGCGGGATGGGTCACGAAGATAATTAGATGCAACCCAAGGTTTGCTGCTAATGTAATTCTTGTAAGCAGTAAAAGTGTCAATGCTTGTGTCATGTTTATACTCATCAGGCATCGCTCGTGTAAAGGATGTAGGTGGATCACAATCAGGGAAGATAATGTCAGCACACTCTATAGTGTATTGACAACTATGTACCTTGTTGTATCTATGTGTATATTCTGCACACAATGCAAGACCATGTTCTATTAACCAACGGAAGTTACTCTGTGCCCAGATAGTACAAGGGTGATTACGAAATGCACCTTTGTCTGTTTTATAAGGAGCACCGTCTAACTTAGGTAGAACACCGAAACCATGACCCCACTTGTCTGATGCAACAATAGAAAGCATTTGACATGATTCTAGAGGCATCTTGACAATGTGTTTGTCAGGTAGATGTCTAGCAGATATAGTTGGTGATGGATCTGTTACAAAGATATTCATAATTTTGCTGTCACACTTACTATTCTAGCGTTAGGATTCCTAGCGATAGCAACTTGACGAGCATCATCGTAATCTTTTGCAACAACTTCTTCCTTGAAGACAGTTCCTGCTTTATAGAGAGTCACTTGGCAAATCATAATTTAATAAAACTAATTCTTTTCTTGATGCTTGTTCTGTATTATAGCATCCTACAGACCTCATTGTATAGGTGTGTGCGAATTCCGAGACTGACCATTCTTTAAATCTATCTTTAACAATTTGATCTGAGTTATAAGATATTAACATTGGTGATGTGTGATGATCACATTGTTTAGCAAAGTCATCATGATCAAATCTCTTATGCATGTCACCTGATTTTCCATATAGATTATCTTTGATATCATATGGTGGATCTAGATATAAGAATATATCTTTATCATCAGTTAGTAGTTCTTCATATGAAAGATTTGTTATTGTCCAACTCTCTATCATATGTGAATACTCAATAAGTTTATTGATTCCATTAATAGAAAAATTTGAATCTGATGCCTGTGCTGAGAATGATGATGACTCTGTGAGACCACTAAAACTACATTTGTTTACAACGTAGAATGCAACTGCACGTTCAACATCAGATATATCTTTGTTATTGATTGCTTCTTTCATAGCATC